GGACGAATACAGCCCAAGCCGTCCGCCGTTGGTTTTACCTGCGACTGCAACGAGCGCAGAGGTAGAAGAGGCCGTGTCGAATTATATTTCCGTGTTGCGGCCATTCGTAACCGCCATCGAACACCTCGAAAGCGTTGGATTAGGTAGCAACTACCAACCGACGCTTCTTTATTTGAGGCTCAACCTCGCCTCCGCAAACAAAACTTGTGCCGAATTAAGTGCCACAGATACTTACCTTCAAGGAATTTTAACGATTTTTGCACAAGATCAAAATCCACGAAACGATTGGGCTATGCCGCCTTTCTCATTCGACAAAATTGTCATCGCGGCGATGGCGGAACTCTCATATTAAAATTATGGACACTCATTCATTTAACGCAGGAATCGCGGGGATGCTCGCAACAGCAACATCTGTTGGAATTTCACTCTTGCCAGAAGTAGAGGCATGGTTAAGAATTGCTTCTCTTTTAGTTGGTATCGCAGTCGGAGTCGGATCGTTAATTGTAATTGCTAAAAATTGGGACAAAAATAAATGAAACCAGAAAAAATCGCACTTGGCATGATTCTTGTATCATTCACATTTCTTGCGCTTGCATTTTTGACGGGCTGCACAACGCTTGGAGTATCGCTTGAAACAGATTACGGAAGACTCACATACGAACTTCCAGAACCAAAAGGAACAAAGAAATGAAAAAAATAATTGAAACACTACTTGAAAAATTGAATGAAAATTCTACATGGCGCGGCCTCATCTTGATTGCTACGGCAGTCGGAGTGAAGATCGAACCAGAACTCCAAGAAGCAATTCTTGTAGTAGGACTTGGCCTCGTTGGGCTTATCAATGTAATTCGCAAAGGATAATGGTTCCTAATTCCAGACCACAGCAGGCGAAGGAAAAGACTCTCGCAATGGTCATCAAAGCAGGAATAGAAGATCGCGTTGCTTTGGTAGGGATTAGGGGATATTACTCTGAAACTTTTCAGCCGTCAGGCAACCAAAGGGGAATTTATGATGATGCGATCATTCTACTATCCCCTTCTGTTCACGCTACGTTTAACGCCAATACCGATCCTTCTGTTTTTAAGAAGGGTATCGCGGTGCTTAAAACGGGCGTTCATAGGTTCCGCAAAGGCAATCATGGCATCAGTAAACCCGGAGGCGGTTATCCAGCGTTACGACCTGCTAACGCAAAAGAAGAACTGCCAGTTGCGCGAGACAAAGAAGGCGACTCGATGGGAGTAGCAATCAATATCCACAAGGGCAGCTACAAATCAACTTCAAGCGAAGGATGTCAAACAATCTACCCCGCACAATGGGATGGATTTGTTAATCTTGTATATTCCGAAATGAGTAGATACAACCAAAAGACGATTCCGTATTTATTGAAGCAAAATGAAAATCCTACTTAGTATCATTATACTTGTTCTTGCTGGATGCGCCTCGCTTCCAGTAACCGAGCCTGAGTTTGCAGGACGCTACAAAAACGCTTGTCTTCCAGAAGCAATAGCAATGACGCAAGCACTCAAGAAAAACGACATACAGGCTCGCGTATTGCGAATACAGACGAAGGACTGGGGTCATGCGGTCTGCGTTTACCTTTACCCAACTGGGGCAAATAAGCTCTATGTGTGGGACTCATATTGGAAATCAATCAATCTTCGTGCTTGGTATGATGATCCAAACGACATAGCCAACGCTTGGTTAAAATGGGCGCATCCTAATTTAACACTTGTCAACGCAAGTTTTCTTGATTAAATTATCGTAAACGATATTATGAGCTGTTCAAATTCCAGAAGTTCTAAATGTAACCCGTGCGGCCCAAGTGAGGACGCGATGAATGCAATTGCCGAACGCGCAGCATACTATGCTCGCATAGCTCAATATGCAGCAGATCAAGTTACTCAATTCAACACTGTTTACTTGGGCGCAAAAGCAACCGCACCAACACTGGATAATTCTGGTAATGCTTTAATTGTTGGAGCATTGTATTTCAATACCACATCGAACGCTATGTTTGTGTGGAATGGAACAGCTTGGCAAGCACTATAATAAACTAAAAGCCTTATGACTCCATGCACTCCCGCGCCTCCTTGCGAAATAGACTATCCATTATTTTGTGAACCGCTTGAAACAACAAGCACAGCAAAAGCATTTGTAGTTGAGGATTCATTGTTCTGCCAAAAGCGTCTTGTAGGAACAGAGGGTAGTATTCCGATAGTTACGGATGGGTTTATCAAGTTCACTCAAGCTGTAAGCACAAATACTCCGAATACAATTGTTAAAAGAGATTCAACTGGCGGTGTAGCATTTTCCTCTATTAGCGGAACTGAGTTGCTTTTGAACAACCCAAGTGGCGACACTCGTATTGAGGTTGGCGGGACAGGAAATGTTTACATGGATTTGAAAAATCCAAACTCGGATGACTACGATCTTCGTATCCAAGCCGCAGGAACTACACCAAGGATTTTTACTAACTCAGCTATCCTTCAGATTGATGGAACGAGCGTGAACCTCCAATCAAACACAAATGGAAGTGTGGGTATCGGAACTAACTCTCCAGCAGTAAAGTTAGACGTATCTCAATCTCAGGCAGCGCAAACTGCTGTAAGGGTCAATAACACCAATACATCTGGAGCGGCATCATCTTCATATATCGCAACTCAGGGTGGAGTATCGGTCGATCTTACCGCAGAACAAAACGCGCAGGCTGAAGTAGGAACATCTTCAGCGCATCCGCTCATCATAAAATCAAACAATACTGAACAGATGCGTGTAACAAGCGCAGGAAACGTAGGAATTGGAACTCCAACTCCAGCAGCAAAACTTCAAGTTGTCGGCGGGATTGTTAGCACTGATCCATCAGCAGGTGTTGGATACGCAACTGGTGCAGGAGGAACTGTCACTCAGATAACTTCAAGAACAACTCCAGTAACCATCAACAAAATTTGCGGGTCAATAACCTTGGTTAGTGCTGCACCTGTATTGAATACATGGGTTTCATTTACTGTAAATAATACTACAATTGGATTAACAGATACTATTGCTTTATCATATTCTGGTGGTTCCAATACATATATAATTGTTCCGGGCAAAATAGTTGCAGGAACATCATTTACAATCAACCTTGTATCAATTCTTGGAATTGCTATAGATCAACCAGTAATCAATTTTTCAATCATTAAATCCGTAACATCATGAGCGACTGCACAAACTGCCCACCTTGCGACACAGAGTTTCCTTTATTCTGTGAAGGACTTGAAACAACTACAGACGGACGCAAACTTGTAGTAGAAGATAACGCATCTTGCCAAAAGGTATTGGTGGAACCAACTGAAATTTCTTTGCTTCAGTATGACCAAAACAACGATGTCGCTTGGAAGAGTGGATCACTGACAGCACCAATCAAGTTACCAAGTCTGCAACTTAACGCAGTCAATGTTGCGCCTAAGATCATGGTTCTTTTAGCGGATGGGACTGTTAGGCAATGGCAACCTACTGATACGGGAGATAACTTCTTGGCTTATTGGGATGGCACTCAATGGAAGATCGGTAATTTGGCCTCACTGCTTCCAGTAGGCGATGGAGTTATTGTAAAAACTGGCAGTTCATTTTCGCTTGCGAGCGGAGTAAATGGAGACTTCTTGCAGGTATTGAGTGGAGGCATCCAATTCAACTCAACGATTCCCGGTGGTATCCCAACTGGAGCTATTGTTCCATATGCTGCAAACTCCGCGCCTTCTGGATGGCTTCTTTGCAATGGTTCATTGTATGGTAGAGCGGCACTTGATCCATCACCACAACCTAATTTGTTTTCTGTTATTGGGATTACCTATGGTGCTGGAGATGGACTAACAAACTTTGCTGTGCCTGATCTTCGCGGAATGTTTGTTCGTGGGTTTGACAATGGAAGAGGAATTGACCCTCTCCGTGTATTTGGAACCACTCAAGCAGACGCATTTAAATCTCATAATCACAGTGGTAATACAGGAACAGAGTCAGTAGGTCATACACATTCATTTAGTGGAACCACTGGAGTTGATTCACCAGATCACTTCCATGATTATACTGTCACTGGATTTACCAATACTCGTGGCAATGGCAGCAGTCCCACTGGCGTTTCATTTGGCGCAACAAGCACAACTGGCGCAAACACTCGCCATACACACGCATACTCTGGAACAACTGGTGGGCCAAATGTCGCTCATACTCATGTAATAGCATCTGATGGACAAACAGAAACTCGCCCACAAAACGTGGCGATGAACTACATTATCAAAACATAATGCCAGCAGAAGGTTCAGTCTTTGATGGGTTCACAAGTGTTATAGCACAAGACGCTGCAACGCATCCATCGTATTTGCCTGAGATGTATGTAGCCGAATCGGTGAACCGAACCTTCCGAGGTGGTATCAACCGCACTCGCCCAAGTATCAGGAATATCAATATCGTAGCGGGAACTGGACAATCAGAAACTATCGTAAACGATATTCAGACTGGCAACTTCCAAGGCGCGTATCCATATCGGAGGACAACATACGAATCTGCTGATGGAATAGTAATATCAGTCGCGGGGGTTATTTACTTTCTGAAGATGGTAAACAATGTTGCTTACGCATACAAACTCCCAGTCGCGGATGGGTGGACATGGAATGATGGAAGTTTGATGCACACCTTTTTCGTGCAGGCTGAAGATCAACTATACATCCAGAACGGATACCAAAACCCGATTGCATGGAATGGCGATCTTAATACAAACGCAGTAAGGCTAAATCCATTCAATCGAGAAATGCCGATTGGCACGATCATGGAGTATGCGTTTGGCCGAGTTTTTGTTTCGGATAGATTCAACCAAATCTACGCATCAGATATTATTTTTGGTGCTGGATTTACTGATACTACCAACACTCGTAGATTCACTGAGATAACTTACTGGGAATTGGGAGGGGCGTTTTCTACTCCAAGCATGATGGGAAACATAACTGGCATGAAAGTAATGCCAGAGCTTGGGCTGAACCTTCGCGGCCAAGGTCAGCTTGTAGTCTTAACTGGCAACGGAGCGTTCGCAATGGATGTATCAATCCCAAGAGCGCAATGGAACACAACTAACATCCAACGCATCTCATTACTTGGGCGCGGATGCACAAGTCCATACTTGGGATTGGTAAACTCTGAGCTTTGGTTTAGGTCACACGATGGTTGGGCGTTTTATTCAAATACTCAATCTGAGTTTAATAGATACTTCTCACTTCGTAAACTTTCACGGGAAGTAAACAAATGGGTTGAGCGCGACACGCCTTGGCTTAGACAATTTGCATCAACCATGTTTTTTGACAACTATCTATTAAGCACAGTTGCGCCTGAGATTAAAAGAACATCAGCTCCGGGCTTGCATAGATACCATCGCGGGATTATTGCGTTGGACTTAGATCAATCTGCAAGCCCATCACCAGACGCGCAACTTTCTTTCCGTTGGAACGGGCTATGGACTGGCATTCGACCAACTCAAATGTTATCGGCGTTGATAGCTGGACAGAAACGTGGGTTTGCTTTCTCATTTGATAAAGACAACAGGAATCGTTTGTATGAAATGACATCAGAACAAACTGATGACTTTGGCCCAGACGGAACAAGGCAGATTGAATCCTGCTTCACTACTGGCAGGTATGATTTCAACCGAAGCGGAGCAACAAACAAGTTCCTCCGCAAAAAAATTACTGGCGGAGAAATGTGGATGAGTGAGATTAAGGGAGAGGTCGAAAGCTCCGTTGAGTTTCGCGCAGATAGTAATCCTTGCTGGTCGGAACTTAAAGTGCCTACTACTTTTGGCTGCAATCCATGTTCTCCGGTGGTGACTGAATGTGTCCCGCAGCGGGGTGGTAATCGCTACAAACGCTACAAGTTTAACACTCCAGACCCAAGTGAGTGCAATGACTTGGCGGGTATCCCATCAGTAGAGGGCAGTGAGTTTCAGATTAAAATCAATCTGATTGGTGCAGCTACAGTTGACCGAGTAAGGTTGATGGCGAACATTAAAAACAACGATGATTCCCCAGTTGGTGACTGCCCAGAAGAAAATCAAGAATGCGAACCATTTTTGTGTTGCCAAGAAAAATATTGGGAATACAATATCGTTAATTAAATTGTAATGGACAATCAAGATTCATCACCCGCACTTATTTTTCCATCTGTTCCAGACGACTTCTGCCCAACTGGAAACTGGACTCAGATATTCCAGCAATTTACTGACACTGTTTTGGCGAGTGGAACTGTGAATATCCCCGGACTAGCAGATGTCACTACACAGCAGATTCAAACAATCAATGATTATCTGTTGAACTTGCAGAATCAAGTTGATGTTCTTACTACTACACAAGTAAGGCAAGGCACGATCACTGGCCTTACTACTGCCGATCAAACTATTTCAGTTACCTTTTCAACTGCTATGCCAAGTACTAATTATACTGTAGCATTCACACCTGTTACCACTACCTTTGGCACACCTTCAGCACCAATTTTTGCAGTCCAAACTGGATCGCAAACTATTTCTGGTTTCACAGCTATCATTGATAGCAATGTGGCCACAATAACAACATTGGATTGGGTAGCAATCCACTCAGCATAACAACCAACCAAACAAAAATATGACACCACTAAAAGGAACTGATCCTAAACTCGTAAGCGGCGGCTCGCCAACTCGCGGAATGATCCGTGAAACCATGGGGAACAAGCCTAACCTTGGCTCGAAAAAGCCAAGCGTCTATACGACTGCTGGCACTCCCAAGCAAGGCTACCAGAAATAATTATCGGTAACGATAATCTATGGGCGATACCCTCGAAGAGATGGTAGAGCTTGTGAAGGGGTTTGTCGGCGACTCTGGCACTTGTTCATACGAGCGCGGAGTCAAAGCAGTAAACCAAGCAAGACGACTACTATGGAATAAACGAGCTTGGACTTCTCAAGAAGAGTATGTCCAGATTTGCTGCGTGAACAATTGCTTCGCGCTGCCTAACCGCTACGAGCAAATCAAACTTGCTTGGATCGGGGATGATTCTGCGTCTCTTGCTGACGAGTGGTTTAATGCGACTAACGCTTTCGCCTTGAAAGCAGACCATTCATGCCATAGGTTAATTACTGAAGTCGGTGGTCTTCATGTATTGTTCCGCGATTACACAGCGCACCCATACCAGTTGGGAATCATTGCGGAAGACATAGAAGATGCAGGGACAGAGTTGATGTTTGAAGTGCAGGATCAATACGACACCTACCACAAAGTCAACTTGTTTGCTGCGCAGAGTCCCAACCTCTCCAAAACTGACCTGTTAATCAAGGGGGTTCGCTCAGTATCAAAACCAGTAACAAAAGGTAGGATTCGTGTATATGCTTACGACATGGAGTTGCAGGCAAGAACGCTGATAGCAATCTATCAACCCAACGATAGCAATCCTACATTCCGTAGGTTCAAAGCTCCGAAGACTTGCGAGTGTATCACACTCTACGCATCGAAGAAATACTTTGATCTCACCGATCCAAAGGAATTAGTTGAGTTTATTCCTGATGCGATGATTTATGCAATTCTTGCATTAAACTCCAGAGAGAACCGAAAAGCACAGGAGTTCTTGGCTAATTTAGCATTAGCTGTGCAAGAACAAGAAAAGGAAATGGTAGGTATTGAGATTCCAACTGCCGCTCCAATCCGATTTGCAAACTATAGTAGGGCAGATAACTTGATCGGGTCTGATTTATTGTCGCCTTCACCCAACGATTATTTCCTTTCGAGATGACACTGACAATTCCAGACAAGATTGATGCAAGAAAGGTAGTTGGATATGGTGATCCAGACTATGAGCTAAACTTGATGGACTTGGAGATTCTGAAGTTACCTCCACGGGAATGCCCATTGATTCATAGATTTACTCCGGGGATGTATATTCGGGAAATCTTCATGCCGAAAAATACTATTCTGACAACCTTGCTCCATCTGACTACGCATCCATTTTTCGTGATGAAAGGCGACGTGACTGTCTGGTATCATGGCATCCCTGCCCACCGCTATAAAACGGGCTACACGGGCATCACAGAAGCAGGAACAAGGCGTTTGCTCGCTACTCACAAAGACACAATCTGGACTACCTGCCATGTTACAGATTTAACTGATCCAGATGAAATCATTGACAGCATCACTTCCAGAGATTTTAATCCGCACATCGCCAAGGAAGACCCAATGGTGCAGAAGTGGCGGCACAATAGAACTGACTTAATCAAATGAAAATTATAGGAGGAAAAATATGAGTGCAGCATTCGCTATTGCGGCAGGAGTTGTAGGAGTTGCAGCGGCAGGGGCATCAGCAGCTATCTCAATGTCAGCAGCGGATAGGGCAAATAAAGCACAAGGTAAAGCGGGGAAGGGTTATCAAAAGCAACTTACAAAAGCTACAAGTCAATTCATTGACCAGCAGAATCAAGTTAAGCAGGCCATAGCAAAGATTGATCCTAACTTAAAGGTTCCAGAATTTAATCTTCAAAACGCGACTACTGATTCAATAAATGCGGCGAATAGAATTACCGCAAATACTTTAAAGCAAATCGAGAACATTGTTCCGGGTTCCGCTCAAGCAAGAGGACAAGTAATGCAGTCGATTGGGCAATGGGAAAATAATCTCAATCAGCAATATCAAAACCTCCAAGCTAACCAAGGGTTGATTGACCAGCAACGAGGAGTGGTTGGAAGTATGTTGAGGGGTGAACTCACTCCAGTTCAACAAGAGCAAATCAACCGAACGATTGCTGAAAGGTCAGGGGCAGGGTTTAATCCAGCAACGGCAGGTAGGACTGGTGGATTTCAAACAGCGCAGGCTGGACTTGCTGACCAACTAAGACAATCTTCCGAAGCAAGGATTATTGCTGGAATGCAATTAGCACCCGGAGTAAACGAACAGCAAAGGGGATTGGCGGCATCAAGCATTGGACTTTCAGAAGGCTTCCGAGGACTGCAAAACACAGCCCAAAGTTGGCAGCAATTAGCTGGTGCATTCACCCAAAACGTTCCGCAAATGATGGGGATAGGATTGCAAGGAAGAGGGCAAGACATCCAAGTAAAACAATATGGCATACAAAATGCTATGGAGCAACAAGGTCTTATCTCTCAGATTAACCAAGGGAACTTTGGTGCATTGACTGGGCAGGCGCAGAATATCTACAATGTGAAAAGAGAGAATGCAGCCGCAAGTTACGCCGCACAGCAAGCAGTCGGCCAAGGTGTCTCTGACATTGGGCGGGCTGCTTATGGTGGATTAAGTGGAATGAGCTACGCATCAGCAGCACAACAAGGCTTGGGTGGTGGAATGGGCGGGTATGCAAATAATCCTTATGGATCATATCCATTGTATAATACGCCGCGAGCATCAGGCGGGACTTATCTAGGCGGTAGTCCAGCAACAGGATCAATGAGCGACAGGCCATTTGCGCTTCCAACATAAAAATTTATCACTATGTCTATCGCAGAACTCATAATGACAGGAACCAATCGCGCATCGGATTCTACCGCATGGGTTGGAGATTCTTTGGCTAAACTTGGTCAGAATGTAGGACAAGCCTTAGCTCAACGCGAGCAGCAGAAACAAGCGCAGGAGATGCTACCATTCTTGCAGCAGAGTATGCAGGAGTCGATGAGTCTTGCTGGATCAGGGAAGACTGGGGAAGCGTATGCGAAGCTGATGCCGTTCTTGACTGACCCATCAGTTGCGAGGAATCCGTTTATGATGCCAGCATTGGAAGCTGGAATAAAGATGAATCAAATTGCAGCGGATGACTTCTTGAGGCAGAGTCAGATTCAGGCATATAAAGATCGTTATGCTGCAAAAACTACAAATAATGTTTTTGACCCGCAAACTATTTTAGACACCATGAATGGTGGTGATGGTGGAGTTGTTGAAGTTGATGAGACAGTAAATCCAGAGGGAGTTAACCCTGTAGTTGCAGGTAGATTGCCCGGATTGCGAATTCCTACAGAGGGTATCCAAACTCAACGAGGCATGGGGATGACACCAAAATCAATTACCACTCAAGCAACGGCAGCAGGATTGCCAGCAGTTACACCAACTGGAATTCCACAAACAAGGGATGAAATTGATGCGGCAGCAGCGGCCAAGTTACCCGCAGATAATCCTCCAGCACCCCTTGCTCGCGGCCCACTTAACCCCGCAAATCCAGAGAACGCACTTTTTCCTGATCTTCAATCAGCACCCCCACCTAAGAATGTTCTTGAAAAGTTCATTAAATTTGAAGATAAGTTTGCGGCATTGCCATTTGAAAAACAAAAAGCAGAGATGGATAACAACTCCATTCTTTTCCCAAATAAAGAAATGCTGACAAACTATAAGCCAACAAAAGGAAGAGGTCTTATTGAGATTTCTTCAGAAGCAGGCATTGGAGTTCCGGGTCTTGCTGGAGCTATTGAGATTCCAGAAGCATACAAACAATATATTGTTGGAAGTATAAATGTTAATCCTTCAACTGGAGTAAAGAGTTATAGCCTTAGACCAGAAGTTGAGAATGATCCAAAAGCTAAGGCTGCGCTTGGATGGTTGCAAGATTGGCAGAATGCTTCGATTGAAGTAAGTTCAAACCCGCAACTTCGTGATCTTCTTTCTCAAGCAGGAAATGACGCTTTGGCTATTGATGTTTTACCATTAGGCAAGGGAGAATTAAGCGGGGAAAATATGGTTGAACTTTCAGTTAGAGGAAAACCAGAAACTAAAATTGAAGTTCCACAAGTTACCGCAGATCAAATTAAAGTATTACGATCACAAACTGGTGCTGCGAATGTTCACAATGCTAAGTTTATTCGCTTGAAGACTGCCGCACAACCTAAAACAGCAACGGCAAAAAAACTCTCGCCAAAGGATCAACAAGCATTAGACTGGGCTAACGCGAATTCAAATGATCCTCGCGCAAACCAAATCAAACAAAGATTAGGAATTTAATTACATGGCCTTTGATCCAGACGCTTATCTTGCTGAAGGGGGTGGCGTTAAAGAAACGTCATTTGATCCTGATTCATATCTCGGAATAGAAAAACCAGTAGGCACTTCTATTGGTGATACACTTCAAACAGCAGCAGAAGAATTAGAAGCTGGAGTTGGCAGGGCTGGCAGTGCATTTGCGAAATCAGCAGTTGGATCGGTAAGGATGTTTACTGATCTATTTGGCGCAAATAACAAGGTGTCTAAAGAGATTGCTGGAGTAGAGGACTACATTGACCAATTTACTACGGCTCAAGCGAAGCAAGACAAAGAAGAAATTTCTCGTTTGTTCCAAGAGGCAGAAGGAAAAGGTTTGGGCAATAAAGTTATGGCTGGTCTTAAAGCTGTAGCTGTATCTCCAGAGACGCTTGGGCCAGAGATGGCGGGGTATATGCTTCCGTCTTTAGCTGCTGGCATATTGACTGGAGGCGCATCAATACCGGTTCAAATTGGAGCGCAGGCTACTATTGGCGCGGCTCAAGCGGCAGGCTCGATTAAAGGCGACATCTACCAATCAGTCAGAGACTACTCCCGCGAGCAAGGTCTTGACGAAGTTGAAGCTGATCGTGCTGCTACAGAAGCTCAATCCTATGGTGGTAAGAACTTAGATTTGATTCTTGCTAACGCTGGAATTGGAGCATTGGCCGCATCAACTGGAGCAGAGAGAATAGCAACACGCATTCTTACTGGTAGAGGAAAAGATGTAACAAAGAAAACACTTGGAGAGTTCTTGAAGCAAGGTGCTTCTGCTGGAGGTGTAGAGGCTTTGACCGAGGGAACTCAAGAGGCAGCAGAACAAATATCACAGAACATCGCCCTACAAAGAGAGGGTAAGGATGTTCCTACCTTTCAGAATGTTCCGCAAGTAGCTACTATGGGCGCGGTGGCAGGCGGTGTTATTGGTGGCGGGTTGAAGGGAGTTGAATTTCTTTCAGCGGAAGAGAAAGCTGAACAAGACATCAATCGTTCAGCAGATAGAGAAGCCAGATCACTTTCCGCTACTGACTCTACAACCAAAAAGGTTATCAACGATCTTAACCAATCCGAGAACGCGATTGATTCTTTAAGGCAAGAGTTAGACACGCTGGAGCCTACTGACCCAAAAGCGCAGCAATTGCGGATGCGAATATCCGAGGAGCAAAAGAAAGCTACAGGACTAAAGCAATCCCTTGGAGAAGAATTTTTATCGGAACCGATAACCACAATAGAAGAACAGCAGGCAGCATTGGCGAAAGCAATTACCACTCCAGAAGCCGCGCCCGCAGAGCCAACTGTCAAGCAATCGTTGACAGTTCAACCTACGGAGGCCGCGCCTGCCAAGCCAATAGTTACCGAAGAACCGCCTGTGTCTATGGTGGGGAAAGAAGTGATACCGGGAGTCACGCCTATTCCAGTTGTGAGGACTAAAGCGCCAGTAGAGCAAGTAGTCACGCCACCAGTTGAGCCAGTAGTAAGCCAAGAATTTAAAGATGAACTTGAAATGTCTGGAGTTGCTTACGATGGAGATACAAGGTATTCCGTCCAGCAATCTTCTAATGGCACATTCAGAGCAGAAAGAATTGTAAACGGAAAGAAGGAAGATATTCAGATTGGTTTGCCAGACATTGAAACGGCACAAAATGTAATCCTTGATTCTGTTGGAAAAGAAATAACTCCAATAGCTGAAACTGCACCAGTTGTCAAAGAGGTTCCCATTTCCAAGCCAAGCGGGATGTCGGTTGAGGAATCTAAAGCCTATCTTGAAGAGAGAAATAAATCTACGATTTTTGGTTATCCAACCGAAGACATCATGGCGATGCAGCAAGGCAAGCAAGTTGGCAGAAACATTTCTCCCGCACCAGTCACCGAGCAAGCTGCACCAGCAGAAGCTCCCGCGCCAGAGGTTGCGCCAACCATCGCAGAGGCCGCGCCAGAAGTTGTCGTTCCTCCAAAGGTAAAAAATGTTTCTTCAATTCCAACTCCAGAAGAATCTAAAAGATGGGATGATCTATCTGCATATCAAAAACTAATCATTGAATCTCAAGAAACTGAATCGTTAGACTTACTTGCATCAAGAGTTGGAGTTAAAAGACAAGGTGTTTCAGATATTAAACTTCAAGAAAAGATAATAACAAACACGCATCCAGACGACATTCAAGATGCGCTTGTAGAATTAAAACTTTCCACTCCCGCACCAGTCACCGAGCAAGCTGCACCAGCAGAAGTAACAATAGAAGAAGCCGCCGACTTGGGATATACGCAACGCGACCCAAAGGATGTAAGGGTATTCAAGGCTTCAAAGATAACAAACGAATCACTCACAAATCATTTAGAAAAACAAGGATTCCGAGAAGGGGATATAATTGAAACACCGACTGGAAACGCGGAATTGTATGTATCCGATTCTGGGTTTGCATATTCTTGGAAACCAAAAAAAGGTAGAGGCAGAGATGGCAATATCAAAGCCCCAGTTGGAGGAGTAAGGATTGAGCCAGTAACATTGCGTGACCCAAATGCGCCAGCAATGAGCGCAAAAGTTTCAAAAACTAAACCACCAAAAGGTTATGTTAAAGAAGGTGGTAAATATATTTTCAAAGCGGGGGTAACTGAACAACCAGTTGGAGCAGCTACACCAGCTGCCGAGGCCGCGAAAGCGACCGCCCCCGCTCCCTCTGCTGCACCAGCAGAAGCTCCCGCGCCAGAGGTTGCGCTTATCCAGCGTGATGTGACCAAGCCAGAGCAGATGACGCCGGAGGAATATGATGCAGCGAAAGTCCAAAAGCAAAGCGCGGACGGTGAAATTTATGCTTCTAGGAAAAAAGCAGAAGCAGCTATGGCGCAGTTTTTGGCTCGCGGGGAATCCCCCTCCGAAAAAGCGTTGCTGGCAAGTTTTGGGCTAAATAAGACCACCGCTTATTCTGTCTCGCAAACCACAAGGGGGAAATGGGTATTTAACCAAAACCAAAAAGCAACGATTGCGGCTTCTACCATGTCCTACGGAGGACGCAGACCAGTTTCCGCATCCGCTGTTGACACCTACGGCATCACCCTCCCAGAAGGCTATGTCAAGCAAGGCGAGTTGTATGTCTACCAACCAACCCCCGCAGTATCGGAAACGATAACGGAGCCAGCGGGATTTGATAGAACTGACATAGGTTTCCCATCATTTGATTCACTAAATGATTATCAAAAAAGTGCATATCGCAATGGAACTCCAAGCAGTTCTGGTGTAACACAAGGTTTTATTGAAACTCCAGATAACTATTTTGTTGATCCAGCTCAACTTCCAGTTGGCGCAGTAGTTGATGAAGATTTTCAAGGATACGCATATCCAAAAGGGGATGGGAAAGTTGGTTATATTTTCATGGATTTGGATGGCGTTGCTCGATCTGGAATTGCACCTGATGAATTAGTTGCAAAAGTTAAAAGTCTTTCAGCCGCACAACCCGCAGGTAAACCAAAACTCGGAGAAAAAGGCGGCGTTCTAATCCCTACCAAAGAAGACTTCATCCAAGCAGGACAGAACATCTACGAGGCTGGCATGGAGTTTGGCACTTGGGCTAAACAGATGATCCAGCAATTCGGTGATGCGGTCAGAGAATTTCTTGGGGAAGTATGGCAAGCAGTGAGTGGTGCGCCAGCGAAGTTCAATGAACTGATGGGGTATCTTCCGAAAAAGGGTGAGATTGGTGCGGTGAATGTAGGTAAGGGTAAGATAGGCGAGAAAACTAAATCCGCAGAAAAGCCAGCAGAGGAAGCAAAAGTAGAAGAGAAGTCAGCGGTAGAACCCGCACCAACAGGTCGTGAGAAACCATCTAAAACCACTCGCCGCACCACAATAATGAGTGTAGAGGCGGGAGAGGAAGTGGAAACTCAAGAGGCTATCATCGCCAGAACAAAAGATTTACTCCGCAAGCAATTCGATCCTACAAAAGTAACCGAGAAGAATACTACCGAAGCATTCCGCGCATTAGGGAAGCTGGCTGGAAATAGGAAAGAAGCATTGGCATACGCCGAAGAACTTAATGACATTGGTAGATTGGTAGATAAGTCGGGCGCAGCAAGTGAGATTAGTATGGGTGCAGCGTTGTTTGTGAATGATTTGTTTGAGTATTCAATCAGACTCGCGGCAGAAGGTGATAGCAAGATGCTTGGTATAATGATGGCAAACATCAACAGGCTACCTACTGCAATGATTGGAGCGAGTGATGCGGGTAGAACGCTCGCAGCAAGGGCAGAGTTGAAAGCTCGATTCAGTATGATGGGCCGCGCCGAGCAGGATGCCTACACTAACTATGTAGCAGAGTTCATCTACGGGCCTAACCCAACTAAGGAACAAATCAAATCCATCAAGGATGCCTATGCAGCGGTAGAGAAGACTCCACAAGTAACCGAGCAAGAGTTGACTGATGAGCTTGAATCGGTTGGCGGCAGAACTGGGACTGATTTGGTTGGTAAGATCAACGAAGAGTTCACTAAAGCTACCGAGAAGAAGACTCAGCAGCGCAAGACTGAGGAGGAAGAACTTGATACAGAATACAAGAAGGTTCAAAAACAAGCTGACGCTGAGATTGAAAAGCTCGCCAAGATTCAGTCTGACACGCCTTCATTCGATCCAGCGGCAGCAAGGCAGACCGCAAACGATGTCCGTGCTATCGTATCCACTGACTTGAAACAAAAGCCAGACATGGGGCGCAAAGCTCCTTGGAAATCCATGTTGGTTGCCAAGCTACAAGAAGCTGGCGTAGAGCTAACCGCAGCAGAAACACTGGCAGATATTGTTTGGAGACAGCATGAGATCAATAGCCTTTCAAGAGAACTGTCCTCCATCAATAAAGCTATTGAGAAAGGGCCAATCTCGGAGATCGTTAAAGCAATCAAAGAAACTCCGCTGGAAGATCAACAGAATCCTAACTGGAGGTATGAGGTCATGCGTGACTACCTCCGTAGAGCAGGATTGAATGTTGCCCAGTCTGAAAGGATTGCTAAGTTGATGGACATCTCGCTCCAGAAACGCTTCACGATGGCGCAGGAGCAGGCATTCACAGATGCTATCAGTAAGACCGCACCTTGGAAAACTGGAGATACCAGAAGCCGCAGAGCATTCCAGAAGGTATTGCAAGCCCTCCGTGCTGGAGCATTAGACCCAGCAAGGAATGTATTGAGCGACATGGCGGCATTGAATGGATGGACTGGGTTTACTCCAGAGCAATACAAAGTTCTTCTCAAGTATGACGCGATCCTTGCTGATCCTAAGTCCGCTGACGCAACAAAAGCCGAAGCGCACAAAGCAATCCAAGATGTAATTTCTAAAGCCAAACTACCAATCAGAGCAAGGGATGTCATCGGGCAATACTACGATGCACAAGCATTGAGTGGTATCCCTACTGTGACTGTGAACATCTTCTCGCCTGCTGGTATAGCGGTGAAGAATGCGCTTACCCAAGCTCTAAATGGTGTGGTAACAGCAAGACCAGAACAAATCACGGCTTCATTGACTACCTTTATTGACTCAATCAAGTCATGGGCAAACACAGTTGCTTTCTCTTTCAAGAACAACGTCACAGTTTATTCTAACGTCGAATACTTGGTGAATGATGAGGGACTTTTGAAGCTCTACAAGAAAGGCGTAGATCAATTCAACAATGGCAAGACTTCCCGCGATAGGGCAGACGGGGTAAAGAACATGATGATCGGTATGATGGATTATGTTCGTCGCGTCTTGAATGCTCTTGACTACGGAGCTATCGCTTCTCTTCAGAACCAATCGGTATCCAAGTATGCCTTGGCCGCGATGCAGGCAAAGGGAATGTCCAGCAAGGACGGGGCGAAGATGCTCAATGCCATGATGGAAGAAAAGCGAAACTTCTACAACGACCAGATCGCTATCGGAACCGATAAAAATAAAGCAGCAGTTCTTGCAGATGAGTTCTTCATCTCCGCATGGAGACAAGCCTTGACTGACGCAAAGCTCCCCGCTCAACAAGTGATGGATGCCGCGCTCAACGATGCTATGTCAGCGGTAGGTAGAAACAGGCAATCACTCGACGCATTCCGTGAAGAGGAAACTGACATCCGAGATAATGGCGTGACATCCTTCCCTGCTATTTGGCTACTTGAGACGATGGCTAACGCCGCGAATAGGCAGGATAGTCAGTTCATCAAAATTTTCAGCAGGATTATCTACGGATTCGCAATCGTTCCCGCTCGCGTTCTGAGAGAGACAGCATGGTTCTCTCCGTATGGAGCAGTCCGCTTTGCATACGATTCCATTGCAAAGAAGATGGGTAAAACATCTCCGTATGCCCAGAGTTTAGGCAACGACCTCCAACGCCGCCAAAGGTTGACTGAGACTATCGCTGGTAGTTTGGTCATGCTTGCATTCGGTGCGGCGATGTCAGCTTCAACTGATGATGAAGATGACGAGAAGCCATTCAAAATTGTGGTGACTGGCAACGGCCCTCTCCGTAGTGAAGACCCGCAGTATTACGATTCTTGGGTGAAGAATAATAGGCCGAACACTGTGAGGGTTCAATTCGGCAAAACCAAATTTACTCTGAATACCATGAGGGGATTTGAAGTCTTCGCTTGGCCTGCCATGATGCTTGGTGCGGTAGATGACTGGCACATCCGCAGGAAACAGGGACGGACAACCAACACTCCGCTCCAGATGCAGGATGCGGCTATCGTGGCAGGGAATGTATTGAGTGCGTCCCTTCGTCGCGGCCCGTATGCCTTCGCAGCTAAACCTCTATTTGAAGCCTATGGAGATCGCGGAGTGGAGAGCTTGGCAAAGAGCCTCGCATTCCCCGCAAAGACCATCATCCCTGTTCTGGGATCAAGCCTTGCAAGTAACCTATCGAACTTTCTAAACGAACCAGTAGATAGACGGACATTGGAAGGCGCATTGTGGGCTAACGTCCCATTCATCGGGCCTACTGTAGCACCAAAATCCTTGAATGCTTTTGGTGAACCAGCGATGGCAAACGATGCTGCTGACAAAATATTCAAGCTCGGAGTTCCGATTGTTTTTGACATCCCAACTGACAGAGATTCGGTGAATCTCCATGAGTTAGTCTTGAAGCAGGGCGGTGGGCCAAGCATACCGACTCGGAATCAGCTTGCACAAAGGCTCGATAGGCAACCAACCAATAAAGAATACGAGATGTTTGCGAAGGAATATGGCGCGGTTCTCACGAAGTCCATGAAGAAGAATTACGAGAAGCTTTTTGCGATGAAACCGGAGGCTTACACTAAAGTTGTTGAGCGAATCGGTAATCGTGCAAGGGACATCGCGGAGAACAAAGTTAGGGTTGCTGCGAAAAAGCCTTGACACCCGCCGAAGCTGATGTAGATTGCCTCTGCAAACTTCGCTGGTTTGTGTATGTGTTATTCATTAGGTGAACGCACCTCGGAGAAATTCGGGGTGCGTTTTCTGTTATCGTAACCGATAAAAATAAATTACAAAAATCTATTGACACGATAATCGGAGCGTGTAGATTGAGCTTGTGAATGGCACAACCTCCGTCCACAAAATTATGAAATACAAACTAACAGAAGAAACTAAAAAGCACGGCGAAGTAACGCTCTACCTGATACAAGCCCTTCAAGACTTTGGCAACGTCCAAGCAGGCAGTTACGGCGGCTGGGTCGAAGGCGAGCGTAACCTGAGTCAAGAAGGTGATTGCTGGGTCGGTGGCGATGCGCAAGTCTACGGCTATGCGCTGGTCTGCGGCAATGCGCGGGTCTGCGGCAATGCGCGGGTCTACGGCAATGCGCGGGTCGGTGGCGATGCGCAAGTCTACGGCGATGCGCGGGTCAGCGGCGATGCGCAATTCAGCGGCGATGCGCAAGTCTACGGCTATGCGCAATTCAGCGGCGATGCGCTGGTCTGCGGCAATGCGCAAGTCAGCGGCGATGCGCAAGTCAGCGGCTATTCGTGGGTCTGCGGCGATGCGCGATTCGATGCGTAAACAGATGCTACTCGAAATCCGTGAACTCATCAACAATCAAAAATTATGAAATACAAACTAACAGACAAAACTAAAAAGCTCGTGGGCATAATGTTCTACCGCATCCAAGCGTTGAAAGATTTTGGCTATGTCAAATCCGGCGACCTTGGAGGCTGGGTCGAAGGCGAGCGTAACCTGAGTCAAGAAGGTGATTGCTGGGTCGGTGGCAATGCGTTGGTCTACGGCAATGCGCGGGTCTGCGGCAATGCGCGGGTCTGGGGCGGCGCACAGCTCGGTGGCAATGCGTTGGTCTGCGGCAATGCGCAAGTCAGCGGCGATGCGCAAGTCAGCGGCGATGCGCGGGTCAGCGGCGATGCGCTGGTCTATCGCAATCCACATGCTTATGAAATCCTATGCTACCCCAAAAAACCTGAAGTTCCAGAATTTAATTTCAGCACTTTACCAAATGAAGTATCCGAAATGGTGATTGCTGGAGTTCGTTACAAAAAAGAAACAACATGGAAAAAAATCTAATTATGAAAGACACACCAACAGTAAAAAAAGAATCAGTAGAATCAGTAGAAACAGCAGTTATCGCGCCAACTTTGCAGAGGGAAATCTATCTCCGCTTGGTATCAGCAGCAGCAGCAGACGGCAAGTTTGAATTGGGTAAACTACCCAACGCGCGAGCCGTAGTTGAGCAAGGCGACCACCTCAAAGGCGTCAGTGAACTTCTTGCTGCCTGCTTTGAGAAATGACAAACGAACAAATCAACATCGCAATCGCAGAAGCGTGTGGATTAGATGTAATTCAAAACCCGCGCGGCCCCAAAGATCGTCCAGAGGCATGGAAGACTGGCTTCTTTACGCCTAAAGCAGCAAAACAACGCCGACTTTCATGGCCGTCCTCCGATGTAGTTAAAGTCATTCCCGACTACTGCAACGACCTCAACGAGATCCACCAGTTGACGATGACATTAGGAGATCAGCAGTTATGTGAGATGGCTGATTATCTGCACCAGATTACTGGATTTCATACCAGAATTTTCCACGCAACCGCCAGAGAGCGCGCAGAGGCATTTCTAAGGACAATCGGAAAATGGGAGGATGAGAAATGAGCTTGGCTTGTAACGACGGGGAAGACGAACCCTACGACCTGTCTTCCGAAATAGAAGAAGAGAGAGAAGCAAACTTTCTCTACGAGTGCGCTAACAGAGATATGGATCACGGCATCCGACCTACTTATTGGGACGAACCAAATGACGATCACGAATAGACACGATTTACCCGCACCCATGTATCGGGCATTAGCTCACGATGGGTATATGGCGGGACAGAGGAAAGCAGACATCAGCGTGACTACGCTCATCGGGCCACCAAAGATCAACCAACTCAAGAAACGCTACTCTGACTTTATCGTAGAAGACGCAGCCGATAGGGTGTGGGCATTACTCGGTCAGTCAGTGCATAAAGTTCTTGAGCTTGCCGGAGGAGAAGAAGAGATGACTGAGAAGCGTCTTTACAAAGAAATCAATGGATGGACGCTGACTGGTCAGACTGACCTCTACGAAGTGGAGAAAGGAATCCTTTCTGACTTCAAAGTAACATCTGTCTTCTCTTTCCTACTCGGACAGAAAAATGAGTGGGTAATGCAACTCAATTGCAACGCCATGTTATGGAGAGAGTATGGCTACTCACCAAAGAAGCTCCAGATCGTCGCTATCCTTCGGGACTGGCAGGCGAGCAAGGCTGAGTTTGACAAAGAGTATCCTCAGTGTGCGGTTCACATCGTTGACATTCCTTTATGGGATGATAGCGAAGTCATCCGTTACGCAGCGGAGAGGATCAAACTTCACCAAGCGGCGGCAGCAATGCCAGACGATACCATACCTGCCTGCGATCCAAAGGAACGCTGGGCAAAACCAGATACTTTTGCCATTAAAAAAGATGGCAATAAACGAGCGGCAAAAGTGTGCGAGTCCTTGGAGGAAGCTGAAAGATTGCTACCTACCTATGGAGCGAAACACAGCATAGAGAAACGAAGCGGTGGGGATATTCGCTGCGAGCGTTATTGCTCAGTAGCACCCTTCTGCAACTACTACAAAACAACCTATAAAGAATAACAAATAATATGATTATTATCTACAAAAACAGAGAAGAATATAACAACGCCGATAGGATTCAAAATCGTAAAGCTGACTTAATTGCAGTAAAATTAGAAAACGAAAATACATTTGATATTAACAAAAGAAATCAAAGAACTGGAAGTAAACGAAGAAAACTTGTAAATGAAATTACCTGATAGAATCAGAGTTAGACTACATAATATAATTTATTATTGGGTATATCCATTAATAATCATAATCTTATCGGCAACAACTTCACACCTAATAAAAAAATTAACAATAGCAAATAACGCACAATATCAAATGAGTAACCAACTAGACGGCCTTGAGCCGAAAGACATCATCAAGAAAGTAACAGGGAAGATCACCAAACTCTTCCCAGAGAAGCAACACGAAGGCAACTATGGCCCATACACCATCCAAAATGGTGAGATCGAAGTGGATGGGAAACCCTATAAGCTAACCTTCTGGAAGAACACTCAGCCCGAATCTGCTAAGGGTCGGACAGTAACCTTGTCCTCGACTCGCGGAAAACACGGCATGAATGGAGTTACCTTTGAGGAGGAGAGCTACAAGAACAAAGAAGGCCAGCAGATTCACAACCAAGTCATCAAGGTTTCAGCTTCAGCGAAAGTTGAATACGATGGCGTGAGTGAAGAACCTCCTCGTGTTTCATCAACACCCAAGGTTATCGTAACCGATAATGCAGAGCAGGCGCTCGATCAAATCGTGGAGATGCACCAATACATCGACTCCTTGGTTCGCATGGCTTACCTTGGTAAAGTCACAGACGAAGAAACTCTTCGGGCGTATGTCTCATCGGTTTTCATCGAAGCTAACCGTAAAGGTATTCACTATTCATCGAAGGTCGAAGCACCTAAGAAGGAAGAGCCAACCGAAGAAGAGACTAATCCCGAAGACTGGGCATCTGCTATCGTCCCATCTGGTTCTCAGAAGGGCAAGAAGCTGGCAGAGATCGGAAAGCCTGCCCTCACTAAACTCTATGAATACTACTTGGACAAAGGATTCGCAACTCCCTTTGCCAAGTGCGTAGAGAAAGCAGCGGCAGACTTGAGCCTCGACGCTCCAGTAGAAAACGACGACATTCCATATTGATTCTGTTCTCCCCAGAACACCTAACCAAATAACACCAAAATGAAAAAGAAACCAGAATTAGAATTGTTTAGCCCAACTCAAGAGGGAATCATTGTTCCTCTTTCCAAGTACCTCAATCAAATGGCCGAGTTCGCCAAAGCCGAATGGCCGGGGATCAGCATTTCCGAAACCCATATCAAGAAAGCATGGGCAAAGTTGCAGAAGAACGAATACCTTGGCGACGATGCACCAGATGAAATGCTGGAGATGTATGAGAAGATGTCCGCTGACTCGGACATGGCTGAGGAAATGGCAGAAGAACGCCTCGCCTTGCCAGTAGTAGAGGCAGAGGTAGAACTTACCGAAGATGAACCAGTCAACGAATCCCTCGCCCTTGTGGAGAGCGTCAAGCAGGGATTGGAGTTATCTTCGTTTACCACTAAGTTCGATATTGGATCAGGAATGACACAGTGCGTTCCGCGTGGAGAGGTAGAGATGAAGGACTGGGTGGCAGCATTTGCCTTCGGTCTGACCCTCGAAAGCGGCGCACAATGGATAATTGGTGACTCAGTGGTAGCTTTGGAGAACGCAGGACATGACGATGTGGTCAATCAGTTGTGTGCTAACTTTAAAAAGTCCTATCCAACCGTGTCAGGTTACGCCCGTGCCTGCCGTGCCTTCCCTGCTGCAAAGCGCGATCCAATGCTTCCGTTCACAGTTTACCGAGAGATCGGAAACGCTAACTTCGGGGAAGACTCCGCTAAAAAACAGCAAGAACTTCTTGAAGCAGCGAAGAACGAGAAGCTATCTTCAACTGAAGTAAGGAACCGAGTGCGTAACGAGCAAGGTAAAGACGATAAGCCATCCGGTCATCGCTTCTTGCTCCTCAATGTCGGTAACTTCTCCAACTCAGAAGTCCTCCGTTCAATGCCGCAAGAAGTGCAAGAACACCAACTCTTGATCGACCTTGGCGACAAGTCATGGTTCGATCCAGCCGAAGGAGAGTGGATGAAATTCGGGAAGGAAGCGTAATGACAAACGAAGAAACTAACATTTCAATTGAGGAACTTATTCAAATTCTCCGTAATATGCCAAAAGAAATGCAGGAAGATCAAATTTTAATCAATTTGTTAAACGATTTCGACAAGTTCAACAAGTCATGGTTTGATTTGCCTGAAAACGAGTGGATGAAATTCGGAAAGGAAGCGTAATGACAAACGAACAAATCAATATCGCAATCGCGGAAGCGTGTGGGTGGAAGATTGACCAAGAACGAAAAACGCACGGTTTTAAGCCGCTTACTGACGGTTGCAGAACCTACGCGGAGTTACCCGACTACTGCAACAACCTAAATGCCATGCACGAAGCGGAGAAGGTGCTGATACTTACAAAGCGAGGAGAATATCTCTGGCACTTGGCACTGATATGTTGCAATTGTGAAGAAGGAAGTCGCACATTTGAAACAACCACAGCAACCGCATCCCAACGCGCAGAGGCATTTCTAAGGACAATCGGAAAATGGGAGGAAGCATGAAAATAAACATTGAAATTGAATGTGAGGTTGACGGAAGTAATCCCATTGAAGAAGAAGTTGAGGCTTGTATATTAAAACGCATCAGCCAGGTCATAATGAGCGAAGAAGTATCTCCAGACAACGATAAATGGGCACTAATAATTGAATCAATAGACGTTAAACTAAACTAATTTATGTCAGAACAAACACCACAAAACGAAACCTCGAAGGCGGTGATGGAAGCATTTACTTTCATCAAGTCCGGCGACGAGACACTAAACGAACGAGTCCATGCAATGGCAAGCCTGTTGCATACAGCAAGCATGATGGTCATCAAATCAGAATCCCGCAAGGGTGAAGGATTTGAGTGCATCAGGTACCTAGAATTGGCATTCATGTATTATCAGAATGCTCAGTTCCGTAAGCGGTTTGATGAACCAGAGAAGGAGAAGGAGGAATCCCGAATCATCACATAAAGTATCGTAACCGATAACAACAAAAAAGCCCACAAGGATTTTATTCCCTGTGGGCTATTTGTTTTTTAGAATTATTTAGCTACTGGTGGAGCAAGGGAGATCGTTGCATCAATCTCTCCATCTGCCAGCAAATCCATCTGTTTGAGTTTGCCGTCTAACTTGGAACAGATATTCTCCTCGATACCTACGCCTGCTGCATAGACGATGAACTGAATTGACTTAGACTTGCCTCCAGCGCGATGCACTCGGCCTAAGACCTGTTTCAAATCGAATGGGCTTGGAGTAGGCATAACTAACGCAACCCTACCATAGTTTCCGTTCAGATCGTGGAGGTTTAGACCTTCTCTGCACGCTTGTATAATTCCAATGATGACTCTCGACTTGTCATTCTGGAAGGAATCAATCTTGCCTCGGCGGTCAATGTCGTTCTGTCCTCCGAATATGGCGCAATCTGTCTTCAATTCTTCCATGAGCCATTCACGGGTTTCGGTGTAGTTGACTGCAATGAAGACAGAGTTGCCTTCTTCGATCAAGTCACGCGCCATTGCTGCTACGGCGGGAGCTTTGAGCATTTCGATCCTCTGCCTTGCTCTGGTTTGCTCTGCCAGAACATTTGCCGAGAAGTTTTCCTGCATCCGCAACTCCTCGATTCGGTTGCAGAGGTCGTCATATTCGCCAGCGATCTTTCGAGCGTTGTCCATGTCGAAGGCTCTGGCCTTAATCATTGTTTCTGGAAACGCATCACCAAGATCAGAATGTCGAAGCCGATTACCCTTTTCGGGGTAGATACGACTATGCAACTGCTTTAGGACTGAATGGCCTCCTGTGAACTGCATTCCGAAGCGGGTTTTCCTGCATCCGTTCTGACTGAGGAATCGGAAGTAGTCTTTACCGCCTTGGTGTAAGCCTAAAAACTGACCAATCGCCCATAGCTTAGTTGGATCATCTGCAATGGTAGCAGACAGGGCAATGGCAGAGATGTTTTGATTCACTGAATCCCTGACTAGATAGGCGTTTTGAGTGGCTTCACCTTTGCCCCTGTGAACCTCATCAAATACAAGAAGGACATCAGGAGGCAGCATGAAGCGGAAGTCTTTCTTCTCTTCATCCGTCCATCGGCCTAACTGACTTTTGCCAGTTTTGGCCCACTCCCAACCGCAAATCTCAAATACCTCAACGCCCATCATCTTTGCGGCTCTATGCCAATCGGTGGTAATCGGACGAGGACAGATAACCGCAATGCGTTTGCCTAACTCTCTAGCAATACCAAGGGCACAAAATGTTTTTCCTACACCCGTAGAATGGCCTAAAAGTACCCGATTGTATTTATTCATGCTGGCAACACCCATCTGGACTGAGGTTAGCTGGTAGGGTAGCAAGCCCTCGGGGTGGAGTAGAGGGATCAAATCCAATTCTGCAACCTCTTCAACAGGATTATCGGAAACGATTATCTGTTTGAATTTAAGCTGATCGTCTGACCAATGGGTTAGTTGCCATTCCTCGCGGAACTTGCCAAGCTGGATACCAGCATCGGCCATTTGCCTTTTGAATAGTTCCTTGTCCTCACCATAGACTTTCCAAAAAGCCTGAGTGATCGGAGCTTTCTTGAGCAGGCGCGGCCCTCGCTTTGTGTGCAGCTGCATGGGGTGCGACCATTCAACTGTTGCCATGAGATCGTTTATGTTCATGTTTATTTAATAGTCAATTTGCTTTCACCTTCAGCTCTTTGCAAAAAGCATTTACCTATTGCAAGCGGCGGGGTATTTAAACCATACAGAGTTTTTTCAATTTCATGGTTTTGAATAACTTTTTTGCTCTTGATATTTTTCGTAAACACCTTTACGCATTGCCAAGCTCCATAGTTATTCCCTTGATCGTCTAAGATCAAAATTCCTGTGTGATTTGGCAGACCAATATATTGCGTGTTGTTTATTTTAAATGTAACGAATATTTTCATTTTGTGTGTTTTAGGTTATGTTTATGTTGTTATGTTGTGGAGGGAAATTTATTGACAAGCGAAAGTGTATGGAATAGAAAAGGGTATGAAGCAAGAATATAATGCAGAATCACTCGGAACCCGTCGAAGGAAGTGGGATGTGGCGAAGATCGAACAGCTATACATGGCGGGTGCGGAGCTTGGTGACATTCTCAAGACCGAGGAGTTTTCCAAGATGTCGAAGAACTATCTGAAGAATTTGATGGTGCAAGGCCGATGGATTTCCAAAAGGCTTAGATTGCGTGAAGATGTAGCAAATACTCTTGCGCCAAAAATGGAGGACGTGATGCGGAGGGAAACGGAGAATCACTATAATTTCATGCTGAGTCAGATTTCCGAGGAGAGAAAGCAGATTGAAATACGGAACAAAAGCGGGAACATTAAAGACCAAGCCGGAAGGTTGGATGTTCTCGCGCAATATGAGAAAATGGCAACGAGAGCCTTGGGACTGGATGAGAATAACCTTCACGATAGAAAGGGTTTAAATATAAATGCCATGATTTCTCTCCATGTGGAAGGGCCGAAAAAGGCAGTCGATATTGATATTGTTCCCGTGGAATGTTCCAATGCTGTGGAGGGGGAGTTTGAACCCGTGGAAGGGCAACAATAGGTAGAGCAAAATCGTGTCATAAAAAAGTATTTACAAAAGGCAGAATAGGATTGGACTATTTCTGCCCCTTGTGGAGGGTTATTTATAGACTTGGCCGAGACTTTCCAGATAACGATACATGGGCGTGCCTATAGGTATCATTCGATGAACCCCGTCGCGCCTTATCCATTCGCAATCCTGTAGCTTGCCCTTGGCATCGAACCACGCCGAGCAATGGCCGGAAAAGTATGGCGAGGTTACTTTGTGGAGGGCGAATCGTCCAAGAATCCCGCCAGCGGGGAAAGTTACTTTTTGGATTTTCACGCTTCCCCCCTTGCTTTGGCGATTGCATATTTAGCTTTCCGAATTGCTTTTTCAAGAGCATCTGTTTTCAATTCGAGTGTTTGCATTTTGTTGTGTTGTGTTGGGTTTATTGTGTTGTGGAGGGAAAAATCTTGTGGAGGGTTATTTAGTTTCCAAGGTAGAAGTAAATCTTCCCATCGTCGCCTTTGAAGATGTTTGAAGGGGCTTGTCCCTCGCTTTGCATTTCCTCGGCCTCTTCCCAGTCAATTTCCCCCAAAGAATCCGCGCCTAATTCGCGCACATCCCCAGCAATCCATTGCAAGAATAGAGCGTTTAACTCATTATCACTCCATGCCGCAATTTCCTCCCGATTCCATCCGCCACTTTCACGCGCAAAGTCACGCATAGCTTGCAATTTTTCGGGAGTGTTGAGGGGTGGAGAGGAATTTAAAGCCTGCTTTTTTGAGGCATTCCAAGTGTTTTGACCTGCATTTTCTCCACCCTCAAAAGCAGAGTGTGAGAGTGTGAAGCAATTCATTTCTGAAAATGTTGTAATTTCAATTTCCATATTATTATTTTGTTAGGTGTTTGGTTTGTTGCGGAGGGAAAAATCTTGTGGAGGGATTATCGGAAACGATCAAAGCCGCAGGAATGCGCGAAAGAAAAGAGGAAGGGGCATTATAGCGGAAAGGTAATAAAAACGCGATAGCGGGGCGCATAGAGCAAAGCGGGAACGGATGGGACGTTTCCCGCATAGTGTGGAGGGGATTAAAGAAGGGAGCGCATCATTTTTCGGCCTGCCGTCAAAGTATCGGGACATTCCCAAACATGAACACCGCCAAGAAAGCCGCGAAGATGAAAAGCCCCGTGTTCCTTGGAAAGTGTTAGCCTGTTGTCATCGTCCTTTTCTTTTCTTTCGACATAGCCACAAGCGAAAGCATAAGGCGTGAGTTTTCCGTTTTTAATAGTTAGTTTCATGATAGAATAAAGATCAGGATTGCGCCGACTGTGGAAAAGACAAGCAAAAGACCGAAAAAACGATTCTTTGCGCGATTATACTGAAGAGAAGAGTAAAGTTTATTCATAAGAAAAGAAAAGCGGGACGGATTGAACATCCCGCTCATTGGTTAAAGCTAGTGATTAAGAAAAAACCAGATACCGTTGTCATCTTCGCTCGTTGCGTAGTCATAACGAAGGCCGCAATCCCATGAAGCTTGCCAGTCGATGACAATCCAGCTTGGCATATCTTTGGGGATGTCTCCGCAGTCCGCGGCCATGCGTTCCGCAAACTCTGCGAAACTGTCAGCCGTTCCGTGAAAAGCATCCCGTGCTTGTTCAAAGGTCAATCCATCGCTGCCGATAGCATCGCAGTATTGAGCCAATAATTGCCTGTCATCCTCGCCTAATTCCAGCCAGTCCCACAAGGCGGAATCAAAGCCGCTTTCACTGTAAAACTCACGGGGGAAGTTTTGGAAGGATTGAAACATAAACTCGGGGTCTGACTCATCGGAATGTAGCAACCGGCAAGCTTCATAAAACGAGTCTTCATCGTGGCCCTCAAGACTAAGCCAAGCCCCGCCAATACTCCCGCTGTTATATTTGTTATACGTGCCGATATAAACGGCTGGTTCTTCGTCGCTGATAGTTTTGTTTTCTGTGGTGTTCATTTTATTATGTATTCTATTAGGTTTTGGTTTGTGTTATCGGGGGAACTTAATGAGCAAGCAAAGGCCCATTTTTTCGGGCGTAAAATGTGCCGGGAAAATAATAATAGCGGACGTGGATATAATACCCATCCTCCCCGCGTATTTTCCGAGCAGAATAATCGGGCCTTTGGCGCTGATAATGCCCCAAGTAATAGGTGCTGCCATCAAGTTTGTTTTTTGCTGCGAGAGCCTCGGCCCGTGTGTCGTAGATATAGATTTTCATTTTGTGGTTTGGCTTGTGTTATTCTTCGTCTTCGATTTCAATGTGGGTGATGTGGTCCGCGTCAAAAGGCATGTCGGCTCCGTCTTCCGCCTCCGCTTCAAAGTTTTCGAAAAGGTAAAAAACCTTTACGGCTTTTCCGTCGATCGAACCACGCTCTTCCCACTCCTGTTGATTTTCCTGGGCGTATTGGCCGGGGAGGATGCGACAGGTTCCGAATGCTCCGTCGGGGGATGGAATGAATTTTGAATTTGCGGATTTAATTTCGTTGATGTCGGTAATTTTCATATTTTTAATTTTTGGTTTTATGTTATCGGGAGGCTATGTCGTCTAATGCATCCGCAATGATGTTTGCAGACCACGCATCAGGCAGCATGGTTTCAACCTTATCGATGACATCCTGCGTCTCCCCGTGTTTGTCAATGTATCGGATGACAGCTTGCAATATTTCTTCGTAGGTTTTCATTTTTAGGTTTTTCTATTTGGGTTTAGTTCTGGGTTGAGATCTGGGTTGAGATTAACTTTGCAAGAGCATCAAAAGCCGATTGCAATTTTTCCGTTGGTTGGTTGGCTCTTTTCGCGTCAATAAGTTTAATGTTCAGTGCTGCGAGTTTCATTTTTAATGTATAAGTTTGATTTTTGGTCATCTTCAATGTGGGTTGATTCCGCAATGGCATTTTACCAAAGCGAAAAGTTTTTTTATCTCAAAGAGCAATTTGTGATTCAGTCCACAGAGCCACATTCAATGGGCTTCCGCAGTCAGCACGCGCACACTATCGCAAATATTCCGCAAGATGTCAACAGATTTTTATTTATTATTTTTAGATAAGGGCAAGCAATTCTCGTGCCACTCTTCTATCGGCATATAGCGATATTTACCATACTGAGTATGGCAAGAACATCATTAGCAGGTCTTATGCCATAGCTATATCGCTATGCAGCGATGTTTGCCATATTGCGTATGGCATAGCATTTCCCGCAACCGAAAATCACTCTGCCGGCTATCGCCTCAAATATCGATTGCTCCCCAAAACTCCCCATGCCACTATCCCGCCCGATTAAAACAAACGCGATATGGGGCAACGTAGCGCAAAGATTATTGCAAGTCGCTTGCATTATGCGCTTCTCTTAATGAGACTAGTATCTTCTGATAATATCAGTAGTAGTTCCTGAGATATTTTCAGTCGCAATAAGACCTGCCATCACGCTCGACGCTGTGACACTGGCAATGCTCAACGCTATACTAAGCAGGCCGAGGCACAAGGCAGGGCCACAGCTCCAAGGAATCTCTTATTATACTGCAAGCCGACCCCCTGCCCCCCTCCCCTACACAGCCCAACTTGCAGATGCTGCAATCGTAATACCCCTCCTCAGAGAAAAACTGCCTTTTTGTATGTCAATAGAAAGCTATGGACAGGTGTTATATGATGCTCATGTGCAATTATCGTTAACGATAGCTATTCGTTTTGAGGCTATGTCAAAGTATGTTTTGTCTAGTTCTATACCTATGAAGTTGAATTTCTCTAGCATCGCGGCTTTCCCTGTTGAGCCTGATCCCATGAACGGGTCTAGCACGGTTCCGTTTGGCTGGGTCACTAAGCGGCAGAGGTAGCGCATGAGGTCGGTGGGTTTCATGGTTGGATGGGTTGAACCTTCCCGATCCCGCTTGCTTGCTTTAGGCACATAAAAAAAACGGGCGGCGGAGCCGGTGTCGGCATAGCCCGTTGTTCGGGCGCTGCTGACAATCTGCCCAAACTGGCTACCGCGATCTGTGCCGGGATGGAGTGTTGCGCTGCCCGGCTTAGTATTCGGAAACAGCCCCACCACCTCGTCGCTGCCGTCGTGGATCAGGTTGGCTGGCCATCTTCCAGCGTTCAACTGCGTTATTTCGCAAGCTCCGTGTAGCCCTGCCCCATAAATGCCATTTCCATCACCTTGATGCTTGCTCCCTTTTGCAGTTCCGCCATCCGTCCACACCCTGCACCCATCCACATTGATTGCCCCCGTGCCCCACGCCAGCACGTTCGCAGCTACCGTCTTTTCACCGAGAGGCTTTCGGGCGACGGTGATCGGCTCCAGCGAGGGCTTGAGGGCGGTTCCCCATCCGGCCCATTGGCGTGCGGCTTCGGTGGCGTACAACATCGGCACTTCTGGGCTCACTTCGTAACTACTGCCATTGCCGACGATCCCACCGCCGTGGCGCGCGCTCTTCCCGATGATCTCGGTTCGCTCCGCCCCCGCCGCCTTGTCAATCGCCTTACTCACGTCCAGACTTTTTGGGAAACCTTGTCCATATACCCACGCGATCATATCCCGAATCTCAAAGCCAGCATCCTCGATCCTCACCGCCATCCGATGCTGCGTGCGGGTGCCTGCGAACGCCAGCAGGCAGCCGCCCGGTTTCAACACCCGCAGGCACTCGCGCCATATCGCCTCACTTGGCACGTCGTAATCCCATTTCTTACCCATGAAATTTAATCCGTAGGGTGGGTCTGTAACGATTGAGTCAACAGATGACTCTGGAATTGTTTTAAGTTTTTCAAGGCAGTCGCCGTGTATTAGTGTTGTATTCATAGTATCGTTACAGATAGCTTTTTGAGTAATTCATTTATTTTTCGCCGCGCTTGATTAAGATCGCATTGCAGAACAGTAACTTCCATGTTATCACAACTCCATTTAGCGGTTGTCTCTTTATGGGCTTTTATCTCAGCGTTCAATTCCATCCTCAACTCGTCGCGCTCGCGCTCTAGTATCCTACATAGATGAACTATTGGGTTTTCAAACGTGATTTTGTTCACCCCATCCCACGCATCTTCCTGTAAGAATTTGATATGCTTGTTGTCTTTTACGCATTTATCCGTTTTAGGTGTGTTATTTATTTCAGTATTCATGTTATTGGTTACGATAATCGTTGCAAGATGCCCAGCCTTGTCTGAAGGCTACGCAGATTAGTTCTTGTGAGAATAACCAGACGTTGAAGTCTTCGTATTTCTCGGTTAGGTAGGGGTAGTAGTTTAGGAATGCTTGGTGGCAGGCGGTCATCGTCTTGTTATCATTTCTATAATGAAGCAGGTTGTTACTATGCTCCATGCTATTATTAGTGCTAAGATTTCGTCGCTCATAATTTGATTAGTGTGACTCCCATTTTTTCTGCTATCTCTAAGGCTATCGGGTCGGATTTGTAAATATCTTTGTAGAGGACTCTCTTTATCTTATAGGTGGCTATGGTCTTTAGGCAATCTCTACATGGGAGCAGGGTGGATACCAGTGTCTTTCCTTCGCCCGGACTTGTATATCTCAGGGCGTTCTGTTCTGCATGGATTACATACTTCCTTCTTTCTTCTCTGTCTGACCAGTCTTCTTCTACACCTTGAGGGAATCCATTATACCCTACAGAGGCTATGGAATGGTCTTCTCGGAGGATCACCGCGCCTACTTTACACCATGGGTCTTTAGACTTCTTAGCCACTACCTCTGCTATGCTCATTGCGTATTCATCCCAGTTCATAGGTAGTAAGCGGTTCCGTAGCACCCTGACTCGGCGAGTTGGATTGTTTTACCTTCTTTACCTATCCATTGATCTAACTTCTCTTTTGTTAGTTCTACTGGATGCCCGTCATGCGCTGGCACATTGATCCACTCAAAGATTCTTAGTGTCTTTGCTGACTTTAGTGCGTTTTGAATGATTAGCTCTGGATCGTCTGTATGCTGGAGGCAGTTGTATATCCAGCACTCATCAAATCTATCGTTACTGATAAAATCCTCTCCACGGGATACCATCACATTGATATTCTTAATGGAATACCTTAAGAACGTCCAAACTGGATAATTAATCGGATCAACTACCAGTCCTTTATTAAGATTAAGTGTCTTGAGAAGCATGGATGTCGGGCCGCCGCCAATATCAACAATGGATTTACCCTCTACATCAAACGAGTAGCCAACTTGCTTCAATCCCATATAGCGAGCATAAACATAGTGCTTCTGATCCTCGTCAAATGTATTACAGCAATCTCCCCAGTAGTTTGATTCAAATGTGTAGTCACTCATATTTATTTCCAGTCTGTAACTATTGCTTTAAGTTTCCTCAATGTGCAGTCATCCCCATCGGCAAGATGTCTGTTTTCTTCCAATGTTTCTCGTATTACATTGATTACTTCATCGCGCTCTTTAATAGCTCGCAACACGCCTAAAGCAATCTCCCTTCTTTCACTTGGCATTCCCATCACTTCAATGAGTGACAAGCACTTTATCTCATCTGTAATTGTTGTGTCACTCATATAATACTTGGATAGAACCTCGTCATGGCATCAATGCCGTTTCCGTTTGCATACCATCCTGCGCCATCATAGACATCAAGGACATCGCTGAAATACTTTTCATACAGAGGCGCAACCTTCTCCAGCGTGAAGTTCTCGCCAAACTTGCGGCAGTCATACGGGTTGATCTGGTCGATATTTGCGACCGCATCTACATAGTCACCCATAGTGCGGCAGCGGAATCCTGTAATCCCATGCAAGTTATTCTCGGTGAATGATCCCCAGTCTGAGGTAATTGTAGGTGTGCCAGAGAGTAGGTTTTCGATCTGGACTCCTCCGAATGGTTCTACATACTGACTTGGGACGAAAGATGCCTTTGCCTTCGCCATGAGCCTCTTTCTGGTAGGAACATCAGCGTATCCTACATACTCTACATGGTCTGGTAGCTCGTAACCTTCCTCTTTTTGCCCTGCTATTACCAGCTTAACCCCTGCCCGTTTTGTGGCATCTATAGCAATATCCACACCTTTTCCGCTATATACCCTACCCAGATAGAGAAAGTAATCTTCTTTCTGGTCACAGAAGTCGAAGTCTTCTTTGTCGAAGTAGTTTGGGATGACCACGGCATAGTTATCTTGCTGGCAATTCCCTACTGCCTGCATTCCGCAGAACGCATGGTAGATCGCGTAGGATTCAAATACCTTCCACCTTGCCCAGTGTCCGCCTGCATATCCTATGCCCGGCTCAACTGTGATTAGGTCAGGATGCGCGTCACAGATAGGACGAACTCCGCTTCCCCAGAAGGGTAGGATGAAGTCATTCTTCTTCTTTCGCTGCCCGATTGCCTTAATAGCATTTCGGTAGAATGTTTGGTAGGCATGGTCATTCGTATTGAACTTGAAGAATGTCTTCCTCCAGTCATGTGATCCATAGCTTTTATTGAAGTCATCGTTTGTCAGGACAGAAACGTGTTCTGTGCAGATTAGATCGGAGTCTTCGTGGCCGTAGTGGATTACTTCGTGGCCGCGCTCGGTCATCATTTTCCCGAACTTCACTACTTTTTGGGTGTAAGCGCAGGCGTTAAACTCCTTGGAACTTACTGTGTGTGGTAAGCCGAGAATGTGAAATCTAAATTTATCGTTTACGATACTCATGGGTTTTTGAATTGAATTTCATCTAACATATCTGATGGGTCTTGATTGCCATTCGCCATAGTTTCAATCCATCTTGCAGGGTTAATAGTCGCGGTGTGCGTCCATCCTTCACTTGTCAATTTTTCTTCGTGTGCTTCATCTACTGTTAAACATTTTATCTTACCTTCTTTAGCATAGATAAAAAGATATGGTGCTATAAGTATTTTCATAATTTATCCAATTTCTTTTGAAACTGTTCTATTTGTTCTCCGTTATCCATATTATAAGTTCGACTCAGAGTTGGCCTCCCGTGGAGTTGACTCGCTGGGGTCAGGGATGTTGTTGCCAGCGTAGCATGATCGCCTCCATCCAGACACCTCATGCCAGTTTTGCGCGGCATCCTCATCCACTCCGACGGGTGTTAGTCCTCCGCCTTCCTCTTCTGCCAACAGGCAAGACCCGTGGAAGAACGTGTTAGCTGTGCCGATGATCGAGATGACGCGGCCTGTGCCGTGTTGGTAGTATTTGCCTATTTGGAATTTCATAATTAAGAGGTCGAACAAGGCGCGGCAGATCAACCGACGACCGCTCCGAGTTCAAAGTGTTCAGGTTGTTTGATGGTTGATGTGAGTATCGGCGCTCGCCGAAGAGACAAGATCATTGCCATGCGAGCATTCCCCTGACGGGTGAATCAAGTTGTGGTGCCAGTCTTCGCGTGGTTCGTTCAGGCCGTTCACCTTCACGAACTCCCCACACAATCGCG